CTTTGATGTGATGATGGAAACTCCAAGATGGAGTAATGACACTTGTGATTTCTTTTTCAATTCAGTTATATGGACTAACTCTATGAGGGTTATTGTTTATTTGATTGAATTGATGAGTGGTAAGGTTGTGCGCTCTACGGTTTATGGAGATCCAGATGAGGTTGTAATGGAAGACATGTACCAACATGAGGCTACAATAGAAGAATTAGATGCGCATTCTGCATTGGAATCAGTAGATATTATGAAAACGGCTGCCGGATGTTTCTTGTCATACTTGGCTGTTAGTAATAAATTAAAGTTACAAGCAGGTGCTGTGGATTACTTTTTATCATTTTTGAATAATAGAGATTATGCTGTAAGTAATTTGGCAAATTTGATGACCACTTGTTTAGAATTTATACAAGACGGCATTAATTTTATTTTTAAAACTGAAGTTAATTTTGTAAATATTTTTAATATAAACAAATATACTTCAGAAGAAGCCAAAAAGTTCTGTGAATCTGTATCAGACAAACTAGTGAAGTTTAGTACCGGTGCTAGTGAAGTTGACGCTTTTTCACATGAAGTTTTTATAGAGGATGTAGCCTTGGGTAGTAAACTTTTGAGAAAGCTTGATAGATCTTCTTATGATTATAATAGAATAACTATGTTATTGAAAGATTATGAGAGAGTAGCGATACAACATAAGGTTACTATGAGAGCTTTAAGTGGAAGTCGAGTAGAACCAGTAGGTCTTTTGTTGCGTGGTAAACCTGGTACCAAGAAGACCATTGCTTTAAATAGGATTGCCAGATTAGTTACTAGGTTCACACTTCCTAAGATGTGGCAAGAAGAATGGAGAGAAAATCCAGATTCTTTTGTGTATAATATTCCAACGGATAAATTTTGGGATGGTTATACTTACAAAGCTTGGGTCGCTGTAGCTGATGATTTGTTTCAAACACGTGATGTGGCTGGTGATGCAGATTCTGAGGCTTTAAAAGTAATTAAGATGATTAATTCAAATCCTTTTGTACTACAAATGGCTGATGTGTCAGTGAAGAACACTAAGTTTTTTAGATCAGCATTTGTGGTGGCTACTACAAATTTGATGAATTTCAACCAAATAGAAGCCATTAGGGATTGTGGAGCAGTTGCACGTAGATTCCATCTGACGGTTGATGTGACTGTCAACCCAAAATATTCTGCCTTAGAAAAAGATAGTAAAATATTTTTGGAAGAGGATAAGTTTGTCATGGGTAGTGAAATACCTAATGATTATTGGATTTTTACTTGCAACGGTGAAAATATTTCTCTAAGTGAATTAGTAAAAACAATGATAGCTTTCCATGTGGATCATATTAGTGATTACATTGTTAACATCAAGTCGACATATGACTCAGTTGAAAAGTTACATACCGAGTTAGATATTGATGAATATGGTGATTTTGGTGGCGTTTTTATGGAAAGTATGACAGAACCTGGAACACTTTTCAGTAAATTGCGGAATTCAACTAAGATGGTAAATCGACAATCTGGAAAAGACGGAGAATATAAACATCTTAATGATGTATATGATAAGGATTTGGATAAATATTACGGTATGGCAGAGTTAAGGTCACATGATTTAAAAACCGTTGTTCATCCTGGTGCTTTCTATCCAGCATCATGTTATCAGTTACATGCTTCAATGCTGAAGTTTAAACATGATATTCTAAATGATCGATTGGGACAGGCATTACTTTCTTTGAGAGTTGATGTTGTCAGAAAATTTTTTAAAGTTGCAAACCTTACTGAAGTGGGATATGGCAATTTTACTTGTTTTGATGGTATTGGTATTATGTATGACTATTCAGAGATTGATAAGATCATTTATATCGAGGATAGGGAGATTAAAGTAAATATAAATCACATTGCTTCTAGGTACAGAGTGCATACTCAGGTTAGTGATGATGTGTATGAGAATACTCCTTCAGCATATGAAGTCATGTGTTCTTGTTATGAATATATGAAAAATACTTTATCTTCATTAGGTTCCATTGTTAGGAATAATCTTGGAACTTTAACTATACTCGGTGTTGCTGGCTTTGCATTAATAAAAGTGGTACAAAGGATGTTAAAGTACTTTTTCCCTGAGGAACCTTTGGTCAATATTGATTTGGAAGAATTGGAGTCGCATACTCCTTCTCCCGATAGTCCGTTTGCGAAGCCATTGAATACTAAGAAGAGACATGTTCCTAAACAGAAGAAAGGTGATAAGATTAGAGAACAGGGAAATGTTAATTGGGAAGGAAAAGTTGATCAACGGAGAGGATTAAGGCTAAGAACCGCACGAAGGAAAGGCTTGTCTTTGGACGGGTTTGATACTTCAATTTTGGGTAAGATCTCGACAGAAGATGTCGATGTTATTAATCATTCTGATGTGGTTACTAAAGTTTTGAACAAATACTATTTTATAGTATATGTGAGAAATGTTAAAACTGATATCCTTAAGAAAGTTGGCCAAACTTTGAATTTGGTTGGAAACATATTCATTTTGCCTCACCATTTCTTGGATGCTATTGAAGGAC